ATAATATTTTTTATAAATTATATTTTATTAAAACTATTTGTTTCTAAATTTATCATAACTTTCTTGTAATCTTTTTATGTGACCAAAAAGAGCATCATATTTATCACTTATAAGTGACTCAGCCTCATAAAAATCTAAAAGAGTTGAAGATAAAATTTCTTTATGTCTTTCTTCTCTTTTATCTAACTTAGCTGTCCAAATTTGCATCAATTTATTTGGATCATATGTATTTTTAGGATGTGAGGAATATAGGAATCTAGGCAATAGTTCTAAATTGATTCTATGTGCTAATTTTAATTGAATAGCATTAAACTCCATTATGCCATATTCGAATCCATATTTTAAAAGTTCTGTATAAATTCCTTGGAAATTAACCTCTAATGCTGAATTTTTTTCAAACATCTGTTCGGAAATAAATTTATCAAAAATTCTAGATCTGATTTCTATTGGTAAAAAATTAAAATTCAAAGCCATTATTATCTTCATCTCCTTTATTTGCTTATACTCAATAGTAAAAACTGGAGCATATCTCATCCAATTAGATGGGTCTTCATAGTGGAAAAAATAAAATCTACCCATAGATATATTAGAAGTAGGAATAGCCTCACACATATCATCGCTTTTAGAGTACTTATCAACCATATAGATTGAATTTTTCTTAAAAAAGTCAACAATATCAGTACCATATACTTTCTGACTTAAATTTACTCTCTCTTGTAAAGATCCCATATGAATATATATTATTATGATAAATAACGCACCTAAAAATAGTAACTATCATCAAGGAAATTTTGTCCCAAAAAATAAAGATAAAGTTATTAAATTAAACTCACAAGGTGGAATTTATTACAGAAGTTCTTGGGAATTAAAAATAATGACTTGGCTTGATGGTAGTGAAAAAGTATCTAAATGGGGATCAGAATGTATATCGATACCTTATCAAATGACACATTTTGACAACGGTGATATAAGAGTAAAGTCGCATAATTATTATCCAGACTTTTACTATGAGATGAAACTAAATGATGGAATGACAAAGAAAGTCATCGCAGAAGTAAAACCTAAAAAAGAATTTGAGATGGTTGTCGCTTTACAGGAAAAAAGACTTCAAATTCCAGATTCATCAACAAAATTAAAAAAGTTAAAAAATTTTGAATATGATTTAAAAATGGCTCAAAAAAATAGAGACAAATGGAATACAATGATAAAATTTTGTGAAAAAAAAGGTTGGGAATTTATAGTAATAACAGAAGATCATTTAAAAAAGTTTAACTTATAAAGTAATAAGAAACTAATGTAAGAACTTTTAAAATATTAAATGCGTAATCATTTTTTTCTCTATTAGGTTTTAATAAAAACCATCTAAATAAAGTAAGTGTTAAAAATATTAACCCAAATTTAAAATCGAAAAACATTAGACCTATAATCCAAAAAATATAGAATAACTCTATAACATAATAAATAATGTCAAAATATACTGAAAATATATTTTTATAAAGTCTTGATGATGGTCTAACAATTAGACGATCTCGATTAAAAGTATAATACAGAGATGATATTATGAAAAATAAACTAAATAACTTCATTGTAATTTATAATAATTTCTTCCATAGAAATAAGATTATTTTTCTCATTCTCTAGTAAACGTATACTATTTTTCTCCAAAAGTTTTTCATATAGTGAATCAGAAATAAAACAAACTATCTCATCTCCAAAAATTCTATCGTACTCATCTGGAACATCACCATCTCTTTTATTATAAAAAGATTTTAAAAAACTCTTATGTTCATCTAAATCAACGTGTAGTGAACATCCATCCGGAATAATTCCGAAATCTCTTATCGATTCTTCCCAAAATTGTAAGATACATTTATTCATAGATAAGTAAAATTAAATATAACTAAGATTATAGAAAATTAATTAAATTTGTTTAAGAATAACTTTCTTCTTAATATCATTAAAGTCAGACTCAACCATTTCTTCACACAACTCCTCTACAGAATATTTAGGAGACCATCCAAGTTTTGTTTTAGCTTTTGTAGAATCTCCAATTAATAAATCTACTTCTGTTGGTCTAAAATATTTCTCATCAACTTCTACAAGAATATCTCCAGTTTCAGCGTGTATCCCCTTTTCATCTATACCATCACCTATCCACTTTATAGGTATGTCTAAATAATTAAAAGCTAGTGTGGTAAAATCCCTACTGTTGCTAACACATAATCTTCTGGTTCATTTTGTTGTAACATCAACCACATACCTTCCACGTAGTCCTTTGAATGACCCCAATCTCTCTCTGCAGATAAATTACCAAGTAATAATTTATCTTGTAATCCCAATTTAATTTTAGAAACTGCTTGTGTTATTTTTCTAGTAACAAAAGTCTCACCTCTGAGAGGTGACTCATGATTAAATAATATACCACTACAAGCATATATTCCATAAGCCTCTCTATAATTAACCGTTATCCAATGTGAGTATAACTTGGCAACTCCATATGGACTTCTGGGATAAAATGGTGTAGTTTCTTTTTGAGGTATTTCTTGAACCAATCCAAACATCTCAGATGTTGATGCTTGATAAAATTTTGTCTTTTTCTCTAGTCCTAAAATTCTTATAGCTTCTAAAATTCTCAAAGTTCCTACGGCATCAGCATTTGCTGTGTATTCAGGTGTTTCAAAAGAAACCTTAACATGTGACTGAGCAGCAAGATTGTAAATCTCGTCTGGTTTAACTTCTTGTATTATTCTTATAAGATTTGTGGAATCTGTTAAATCCCCGTAGTGTAAAAAAAAGCTATCTTTTTTAGACTCATAAATATCATTTATTCTATCAGTATTAAAAGAAGAACTTCTCCTCTTTATACCATGTACAATATAATTTTTTTCTAAAAGTAGTTGTGCTAAGTAAGCACCGTCTTGTCCAGTTATACCAGTAATTAAAGCTATTTTTCTCATAAAATATTATATACTAAAACTAAGAACTTGTTTTTTTTTCAAAAAAAAGTATTTATATATAAAAATAAAAACACAAACAATGAGCTACACAAGAGAACAAATTGAAAAAGCTGTCAAATCAAAAGGTTATGCATGGTTTGAAGGAGCGAAAGACTACGATGTTAACATAGTAGGAGTAAGAAATTCATCTACTGGAAATAAAGTAACAAATGTATTTGATGATCACATAACACTATCATATAAAGAAGGTGGTCAATGGAAATTCCATATTTGGCCAGCGACAACAGATCCTGGTAAAAAAGGAGTTATGGAGTATCATAATGCAGCAGGAGTTGCTAGACTAGTAGAAGGTCAATATAGAGGTTCACACGGAATAGGACTACACCAAGGAAAATACGAAGCATTGAAGCAAGCTAAAGCTGTAAAAGTTTATAGAGATGCTAATAAAGATATGATCTATGATGAGAATAAAATAGCTGAAGGGGTATTTGGTATTAATATACACAAGGCTGGTGCGGATTCAACGTATGTTGAGAATTGGTCTGAGGGATGTCAGGTATTCAAAAAATCAGCAGATTTTGAAGCATTTATGTCAATTATAAGAAAATCTAGAGATATACATGGTAATTCATTTACATATACTTTGATTGAGTCAAGTGATATTAAGTAATTACAAACTATGTAATCCTTGTCCATCATTGGAACCCTCAATGGAGATAACTTTAATTAAATTATCGTTATCTCCTTTTTTCTTATATAACTCATTAAATCCTTTCGCAATACCTCTTTTAAATACTTCGGTAAAATAAGCAAAAGCATTAACAGATTTTTCCTCATTAAAATTATACCAATTTTGAAACATATCTAAAAGTCCAGACTGGTAACAGTCCATTTTATCATCATTAGACCAATATCTCATCTTTTTTATTGTTTCTTTAGCCAATAATTCTAACATTTTTTCAGCCTTTCTAGTTAATCTACCTTGAGCCTTTGAAACAATCATCTCAACATATAAATCTTTGTTATTTAAATACATTCTAAGCATTTTATTTTTTAGAGTACGCAACTCTGTAATGCTC